GCTCGGATTGCGGTGTAGGGGAGGAAGGCTCGGTTTGTGCAACTACGGGTTGCAGATCTTTTGCTTGAAACTGTTGCGTTGGAAAGTCTTGTACCTGCAGCTTTGAGGTTTGAGCAGCAGTTTCAGATGCTGACAGGGCAACAACCGCAGCTACTCCACAACAAATGGGTAACAGCTTATTCATTTCACTCCTTCAACCAGTGGGATTTAGAATAGCTCAAATAACAGCTATACAGCATTCAATTACATAGAGGTATGTATAATTCTAAACCATGCTAGCTCTTATTACTTATAACGGTAAAACACAGCACTATGTGGCATGGGCGGAAGAGGTGTCTATACAAATTAGTCCCACAGTACTTAGAAACCGCACAGTCCGGGGCTGGTCAATAGAGAGAGCATTCACTGAACCTGTGCGACCCAGGCATCCCAAATAATCTCTGCCACAAATGAGAAGTGCATGTGTCTGTACATTTCTTGCTCTTCATGTCTTTTCGGCGCGCATCGGAATTGTCCGTTACAAAGCTTAACAGATGATGGGGCGAAACGGGAATTCCCCATCTTGCACCCTCAGCAATTCCCACTAACGAGAAAGTATTAAATCTACATTTATTGATGTCTGCATACTACTAGCCACAAGTGAGAAGACCAAAGGCTGAAACCTATGCTGGGTGGTGTTTTGCACGGGTTTGCGCTATAATAGTGCAAAGGGGTTCAAAAAGGCTTTAAAAACCCTCAAAGGCATTCAAAACCGTTCAAATTCTTTCACAGTAAGGCTTTCAGACGATGGACAAATATACCAAAGATGGATACGAGGAGAAGCGGCAACGAGCTGTTGTTTTAATACATCAAGGTAAAAACCCAGACGAGATCGCTGCTGAATTGCAAGTATCAGCCCGCTCCGTGTACAAGTGGGTGAAAGGGCACTTGGATTTGACGGATCAGGGTGAGGTTGTGGCGCTGGCTGCTGAGAGGCTCTCAATGAACCGTGAACAGAGGGTGCGGGAGATCGTTGTCAAGGCTGAGGCGTTCATACTTACTTGGCTGGATGCAGTGCAGAAACATATGGAGGATGAACACGCCAACTTTAAGGAGGTCAATGTCGCGGCACGATTGGCGGCTGAGATTGCTGGTGTGACGGGTGGCTCTAAGGCAGCCATTCAGGTCAATAACAGCATTGCCAGCTACGATCAGGTGCTTGAGTCGGGTGCCTATGAGAGAGGACCGCGACGGGCTGATGTAGAGCTACCTGGGTTTGAGGGGGGGGTATCGTGATGGCTAGACGGCTACCTACGATCACCGAGTTTGCTGATGTCGAGTTTGCGGAGAAGCTGTTGCCCGTTCAGAGAGAGGCACTGGCTGAGATCTGGAACTTCAAGAACAATCGCAGGCGGGCAGTACTGGCATGGGGGAGAAGGTCGGGTAAGAGCTACCTGGCTATCATATCAGCGCTCTATGTCTCGTCTGTGCTGGCGGATGTATATCGCGGTTTTGCGACGGCTAATGAACCAATCTTCTCTATCCTGGTGTCTGCCACCGAGCGCCAAGCAACTGCCCTGCTAGACAGGTGCAAGACGATGATTGAGGATAGCCGGTATCTCAAGCCCCTGATGTTGCGCTCCAATGCCACTGAGATTGAGTTCCGCAATGGCTTTGTAATCCAGTCCCTGCCTGCCTCATCCCGTGCTGCTAGGGGTAATGCGATCGCGTTCTTTGCCCTGGATGAGGCTGCGTTCTTTGGTGGGGCAAGCGATGACAGTAATGCCAGTGCCCAATCGATATACCAGGCTCTATCCCCCTCTATGATCCAGTTTGAGGGTCGGGAGCGAGGGATGATAATGTCGAACCCCAATATGGAGGGTGATTTCTTTCACAATCTCTACCTCAAAGCTATTGCATCGCCTGACCTGTACTATGCCAGCAACATGGGGACTAGGGCGGTGCGAACAGACTGGGATACCACAGCTTTTGATCAGGCGTTCAGGATTGATGCGGACCTACTTGGTGAGCAACAGGCGCGGGCTGAGTACGAGGCTCAGTTTCGCTCCCGTCTCAATGCCTTCCTTGATGAGGCTAAGGTGGATGGCTGTGTCAACTACCGTCGTGAGGCTGTACTAGCTCCCAATCAGCGTTTCCTGTATGAGTACTACCTCGCTGTTGACCCTGCATCCGGTGCCCAAAATCGAGATGCGTATGCTGCTTCGATCGTGCACTATGAGCCGATTGGAGACGGGCGTTCAAAGCTGGTGGTGGACTTGGCGCAAGAGTTCCTACCTACTCTCGACGGACAGGTGGACATAGCGGCTGTTGAAGAGTGGGTACTTGAGATGCATCGTGCATATCGGTTTAGGCAGGTGACCTTTGACCAGTTCGAGAGCATGGGCAGCATACAAAGGCTTAAGGGCAAGTGCCCAGCCGAGAAACTGCACTGGAATAGCACCAATCATATGACCGCCTATGCCAAGCTACAGTCGCTGATCACGACGGGCTTAATTGAGCTACCACCGCATCCCCGGTTGCTCTCTCAGCTTAAGAGCCTGCAACTGATCCGCTCGTCGACGGGACTGGCAGGAAAGGCGCGTTGGAATGCACGGGGTGTCGGGACAGGTAGCGATGACCTGGTATCGGCGTTGGCTGCCAATGTCCTCGTCTCAGCTCAGTTATCCATGTCCGTGTTCTACAATCAGCAGCCGGTGAGCTATTGGAACGCCAGCCCAGAGTCCCGTTATCACGCGATGGCAGCATCAATCGGTCGCATGCTGATTATGCGGCACCCTACTGGACACACGTTCACGACGCTAGACACGGACGAGGGTATCTATCTGGCTCAAGGTTGCGTCACAGTTGGTCGGGTTCCATCCACCAGCATCTCCAGTGACATATACGCACCCGCGCCAGCACTTTACGCTATCCCATGACCAGATGTCCCGACCCACACACGACCTGAAATCCTTATACTAAGCGGCATATAGCTAACTTAAGAACTATGTTGAGAGTCAAGAGCGACCATCCTAACCACCTCCTCGAGCCGTACGATGAAGCCGATGCCAGCCTGCCCAACTATCGCAGCATCGACTACAATCCTGCCAAGATTGCCAAATATGAAGATGCGTACTATGGGCGAGACTTTTGGATCGAGAAGTATGGCGAGGGTGGCATTCCCTATCTGCCCCCACATCCCGGTGAGACAATGGCAGCTAATCCGGGTGGTAGCTCAGCCTACTTAGCTCGTGTCCGTCGATCCTTATATAAGAACTTTTTTAGTGCGTCGGTCGATTGGTTCGCGGGAATCCTGACCAACTATAGCCTGGATGAGATGGCGGCCAAGACACTAGGCGATTGGCAAGACGATGTGGACTATTGCGGTAATAGCTTCCAGACCCTCGTCGATGAGCTGGTTAAGTTGTGCCTGCGAGACGGCTTCAGCGGCATGTGGGTCGATTTCCCCATCAACGACGGGCTAGACGTACATCCCATTTTGCGCGCCATACCCCGAGACGATCTGATGAACTGGTACCCAAAGACGGGAGCCTTGCAACGCGTCACGATTAGGCGCAAAGAGGTGGTTCCAACGACCGGATTTGGTGAGGAGGAGCGAACCTACTATTACACCCTATTTCGGGATGGCTGGATTAAGAGCGAGATCACTGACAGAGATGGCGTAACCGTAGCGGTCACGATTGCAGAGGGGTCGTACGATCTAGGCTTCGTTCCCCTTGTCGTGCTGTCTACTAAGCCCACTGACCCGTATAAAGCTGAGTCGCCTTTTGACAACCTAATCGACATCAACATGCGGCACTACCGGATGCTGACCGAGCTACATGACTCTATGTATAAGGTCAATTTTCCTGCCCCAGTGCGTACGGGTCTTTTGCAACCGGGGGATTATGGCAATATCAACATGCCCGCTATGGCAATCGGTGAGCACGCCGTTATTGACTTGCCCCAGGGCGGTACATTTGGCTATGCTGTGCCGTCTGGGAGCGCATTTGCTATTACTCAGGCTGAGATCGCCAGCTTAGAAAAGTCTATGCAGCAGATCGTCCTTAGCTACACCGATGGCACGGCAGCGATGACAGCCACCGAAGCCAGCCTCCGATCGCTCGCTGGTAAGTCAAAGCTTGAGGGTCTGTCGGTGCTGATTCGGTCTGCTGTGGAGCAGGTACTCAGCTACTGGTCAATGTGGCAGGGTCAGCCAGCGTACGGCGGGACAATCAACTTCGGTGATCTGCTACAGACCGAGGCGGCTCCAGACAAAGTGCGGATCCTGTTTGAGGCGGTCACGACGGGACTCTTGTCACGCGAGACGATGCTTCAGCAATGGAGCGCGATGAACTTTTTTGCACCCGGTTTCGATTTGGAGAAAGAGCTGGCAATGACCAGTCCCGATTTTGTTGGCAATCAACAACCGGACGACGCTGATGACAACGACCACAACAACGAGGAGAACGACTAATGGATTACTTTGCACTGATGATTAAGCAAAACCCGCACTTGAGTTACCCGAGGCGGCTTTCACAAAAAGTGCAGTGGCTACTCGCGGAATCTGCTGGCAACGCGGAGATGATTGCATCAGGTTTGGATGTCCTGTACGCCCAGCTTTCCGATGTGGCTCCCTCGATGGTGGAAAGGTTACGTAAAGACTACGACCCGCGCTATCTGGATGAGCGCATCAAGACGTACCAGCAGACTCGTAAAGACTTGGAGAGAGAGCACAATGGGCAGTTTGAACCTCTGTCCGGCACCTATGCTGAGCGCCTGTCTCAGTATGGTGCTGAGCTTGAGGAGCAATACGCTGAGGATGTGATGACGCGCTATGCCCAGGAATATGAGGGCGCGAAACACATCCCGAACAAGCAACAGAGGCAGATCCGGTTAGCTGAGCTTGAGATCGAGATGGGGAGAGCACAGCAGCAGTACTTGGAGGGTAACGACTACAAGCGCTTAATCGCCAATCGAGAGATGGAGTTGCAACGCGCCCAGAAGATTGAGCGTCTTAACTCGCTTCAACCTCATCCGCTACTTGAAGACTAGATTATGACACCGATTAGGAGGAGATTATGTCAGACCAAGAACAGCAGACAACCAGTGATGACGACGGTGCTAAGAAGGCGCTCGAGAGGGAACGTCAAGCCCGTAGAGATGCGGTCAGGGTTCAGAAAGAGTTACAGGCACAGCTAGATGAGGCTAAGGCACAGCTAGCGAGGTCAGCAGGCACGTCTGAGAGCGATCTTGATGTCGCTACCCTACGAGCCGAGAACGAGGCGCTTAAGGCACAATTTGAGCGCGCTAACAACGAGTTAGCTGATACCCGTCAAAGCATGGCGTTCTCATCTGCCTACCGTAAACTTGGCGGGCGAATAGATGATGACTTTGATAGCGACTTATACAAGCTGGTTAAGGACAAAATCAAGGGCGGCGAAAATCTGGAGGAATTTGTAGCCGGCATTAAGAGCCAAGCGAAGTACAACATCTACTTCGGAGCCAAGAATCGAGGCACGACGGACATCTCGAGCAAGACGACGGTTGAAGCGATGGACAAGGCTAGACTCAAGCGCCAGATCATGAGCAACAACAGCCTGACCCCCTTAGAGAAGATGGATTTAGCAGCGAGGCACGGCATCGCATGAGCCGCTACGACCATTGCATCAACTACGCCGCTGAGTGGCTAGACACAATGAGGCAGCTAGACGACCCGCGTGACATCGCTTTTTACGTCTCTCGCTCCACGCTCAAACCTGTCTTTCTTCAACGCGGCAAGCAATACCTCAATTGGCAGCTCAAACGCCGACTCCGGATACGAACCATAGAGCGTCATATCGGAGTCGGTTTCCACTGCCTATCGTCGCAGGTCTCTATCCTATTTTCTTATCGCCTTAAACTTATCCGTCCAGCCTATATTAAACATCTGTGGTACAAAGCCACGCGGGAGACAGTATAAATGGTTGAAATTGCAAGTGTATCTATTGTCGCGCGCCTCGACTTCTCCCAATTAGATCGGGATTATAAGACGCTGGAGTCGAGTGCGAATAAAGCGGCACAAAATTTCTCCCGCAACTTTACTCAGTCCTTACGCACCAGTCGCCTAGGGATCTCTGATGCTTTCCGGGGAAAAGAAGCGACTAATGCAGCGGGTCGAGTAGGATCGGATTCTGCCTCCCACTTCGCCGCTCGCTTCACTTCCACCATCAGACGGGAAGAGGGTCGGATGTCCAATGCCATGAAAGGGATCTGGCAGGGAGTTGGACAGAGCATCACGACTGGGCTGGTTGGGGCTGCCGCTGCTGGGATTCAAGCTATTGGTGGTCTGGGATCTAAGATACTATCAGCCGGTGCCGATGCAGAGAAAGCTAAGGTACAATTCACCACTTTTCTCGGATCGGCGGAGGAGGCGGGCAAAGCACTTAGAGAGGTGACCGAGTTTGCAGCCAGTACGCCGTTTGAACTACCCGAGGTAAAGAAGGCAGCAACACAACTACTCGCGTTCGGTATCTCGTCCGATGAGCTCAAATCCAAGCTCCGGTCGGTAGGGGATATCGCTGCGGGAGTTGGAGTGCCGTTCAATGAGCTAGCTGACATCTACGGCAAGCTTAAGGTTCAAGGACGGGCGTATGCAGAGGACATAAATCAGCTCCAGGGTCGAGGTATTCCGATCATCCAGGAACTCGCTAAGACATACGGAAAGTCCACCGAGCAGATCCGGGAGATGGTCAAAGAGGGTAAGATCGGGTTTAAGGAGATTGATGCCGCCTTCACTTCGATGACGAGTAAGGGTGGCAAGTTTGAAGGCATGATGGCGAACCTGGCTCAGACAACAGCCGGGAAGCTGAGCAACATGTCCGACTCGATCACAGCGGGGTTTACGGCTATCTTTAGCACCTTGCAGCCCGTCATCAATGAGAGCATCGACCTGATGTCCGCTTTCTTGGGTGGCATGAATATAGACCTTAAAGCTGGTCAGGGTCTGGCGCAGGGACTAGCTAATTGGCTGAGAGAGAATCAAGACGAAGCAAAAGCGTTCGGTGCTGCTGTGTCCTCGGTCATCAACGGTTCTCTGCGTATCACCCGAGAGCTTAGCGCCAACATCAAAGCCTATTTCGACAAGTATCCCGGCGTACTGAAGATAGTCGGTGCGGCGGTCGAGCTAGTCAAGTTCTCTTGGGGTGTCTTTTCCGCTAATGTCGGCGCTACAGTTGCGTTCTTCGGGGACATCGCGAACCTAGCCGGCAAGATCGTTGGCTTTGTCGATAGGCTCGTTTCTGGCACGGCATCATTCCTGAACAACATAAAAGAGAGTGCGCAACAGTGGGCTAAATTCTCAGCCATCAACCTAGGCTTTGGTGGCAGTGGTGGTCCAATCGATCCTGGCACCCCGTTCCGAGGCGGCTATACCATCACCGACCCGCACGACTCCAATGTAACGTCTTATGAGGACTCATCAGCGCATCACACCTATCAGAGGACACATCGTGGCGTAGTAAAGGACTTCACTGCTCGTGACGGACGGGGTAGTACACGGGTACCATTGCCCGCCGCCATGACAGGCAGGGTTAGTAGCGCTGGTTCGATGGGAGGCTACGGCAATGCGGTCGAGATTGTCAATGAACGAGGTGAAAAGGTTATCCTTGGGCATCTTGAGACGGTGTTTGTCAAGGTAGGTCAACGGGTCCAGCGGGGGCAAGCGATTGGCATCCAAGGGCACACAGGCAACGTACGACCAAAGGGACCGGGTGGTACGCACGGACACATAGAAGGACCAGAACACGTCGTAGACGCCTACTATGACCTGCTGCGCGGTGGTCGTTCAGGTGGTGGTAAGCTTAGCGGCTCGGGTGGTCCATCAATTGCCGAACTGACCGCTGTTGCAGCATCTGTCATCATCCCTGAAATGAAGAAGCTGATCGCCTACCCCAGCTTAAACGGTGCCTTCGGGACAAGCGATGTTAACCTCGGCTTGAACACCAACTATGCATCAGCTCCGTTCAGCGAAGACAACATTAAGTCGAGCGAAGCAGGCAAAGAATCGCTTTCGAACCTGATTGGCGAGAGCAACGAAAGGCACCGCAAACAACAAGCCTACGACGACGAGATGGCTAAGTGGGGTCAGGCGAAGATGGAAACGGGCATCTTTGCACCTAGCAGAGAGCGTATGAAGGCGGTCAACATCCAATATGAAGCAACGATGGCTGAGGAACAACGGCTTGTCAAGGTCAAAGAGATGAGCCAGCAACTAATTGAGTCTCAGAAAGTCCTTTCTGCCAGCATGAAGGAAAGCTTCTATGCGTCCAAAGAGCTTGAGGTGCAGATGATTGATGGTCTTGGTGCCAGCGTCAAAGAGGCATTCTCAAGCGTTATCCTCGGTACGAAGTCACTGGGTGAGGCTGCCTTGGACATGCTTGGTTCCATCGCGTCTAAGTTGGCTGATCTGGCACTCAACTCCATCCTTGGTGGTGCGGGTTCGGGAAAAGGTATTCTTGGCGGTCTGTTTGGTAGCCTGGGTGGTTCTCCGATTTCAATCGGTGGTGGTTCAAGAGGAGCGCTGCTATCCACCCTTCGCAACATCAACAGCTACGACACCGGCACGCCCTACGTTCCTTACACTCAGGTTGCTATGGTGCATCAAGGTGAGAAGATAATACCCGCCAATGAGAATAGGGGCGGTGCTAGCGGCGGTGTCAGCATCACGATCAACCAGCACAACAGTCCGGGCGATCCGGCTATGACCGACAAACAGGCTCGTGAAACGGCTAAGGGAATCGAGCGGATTGTTGAAGCTACCTTGTTGAGGCAGATGAGAAGTGGTGGCGCTCTGGGTCGTAGTTACTAGTCCAATCGAGACAGGCGCTAAAACTTGCACACCTCGAAGCTCGAAACCCGCGCCCAGTATGCGCTAGACCCCTGACAGCAACTCCAATAGAGTCTATATATACACCCCGTAGTTGCTGTCAGACCGAAACGCCCGCCCCATAAGCACTCCAGCCAATTGGGCGATACAATTCTCACATGTGGGACTGGGTGCCTAGGTATCGCAAACCCCTGATGCGATTCTCGTTCGTGAGAAGTGTATGCAGATAGCCTGATTAAACTACTTCTCACAGATAGGAATGCGCTCCCATTAGAAAACCCCACCTAGGACGTGAATCCGAAGTGGGGGTTTAGTTTAGGTCACGAATTCCATCATCTGCGCGGGGATGGTGTCTTTTGGTGCTTGTCTCGGAATGCGGTGATCCGGGTGATTGTAGCCGTAAACTGGGTGACCAAAGTGGACTAGGAATGTTGTTTCTGGATTGTAGTCCAGGCAATTTAGGACGACCTGTTCAAGACAGCTTTTGGTATAGGGCATAGTTAGCTTTTTGTATTCCGTAAGTTTCTTGTAGCTGACTTCGTAGCCGCGATCGCCACGCTCGCTCTTGATGGGGTACACGACGATGACCACGCCTTTGCCTTCTTTCTTGTATCCCTCCCAATAAGAGTAGGCACTAAGGTAGGTTTCGTAATAGAAGAGGTACTGCTCAACTAACTTGTCGTATTCAGATTCAGTCATGATGTTTACTCGTGTCGTAGGGTTGTTACTCGTCCTCGCACCCTAGTTGATAGGGGGTTGGTTTTGGGGTTTGGCTGGTTTAGGCGGTGAGCAAGCGGCTCTAATGGTCTTGGGATCCTCGATTGTGTGGTCTGGGCTGGATAACAGTTCGGATCGACGACGGTGACATCCTCAGGCATCTCTGTTCCCGCGCCAAATTGCCTGCCATCGGTGGTGGTGATGTCGTTGCTCAAGATGGCTCCTGCTGGTATCCATCCGCAATCCGATCCTTGGGCTGCGATTTTGGTCGCTGGTATCGTGATCGCAGCGGTCGTAATCAAGGCGCTAAGTAGTAGAGTCTTCAATGGGGATTCTCAATAAGGGGATTTGGTTCTCAAGAGCTGGCATCTCGCTGGATTAATTGTTAATAAATCAGTGCGAGATGCCAGGATTTAGTTGTTGATGTGAGGGCGCTGGGGTGGTTCTAGTTCCCGCGCCACTAGCTCAGACAGTATGGAGACAATGATTTGCCGATCCATAGTGTTGTATCTGCGGAGTAGGTAGTAGATAGATGTGGCAGTCTCTATCAGCTCCTCGTGGGGAGGGATTTGGCTGTCCATCTAAAACTCGCCCTCCAAGTACTGGAGCCGATGACCCGTGCAAGTCATCTTGCAGGTCAGGTGCTGGACCTCTAGTTGCAGCGAGCGCGTTTGATGCTCCAGTTGCTCGATCCGCTCACGATTGCGAGCTAGGGTGCCCATTGTGTACCCCCGTAGATAGTCACAGTCGTTTGGGTGAGTTGCGCGCCTACCCTCGTACCCGTCGGATGCTCCATCCGCCTCAAGCTCAATTGAGATCAGGGCTTCGTTCTCGCGCTGTAGCTCGTCGTAGTACTCGTTGCTGTACTCGTAAACTGATAGCATTGTCTTAGCTCCTATGTGGGGTGATTGGCAGAGGTGTTTGCTTGCCGGCGCTCCTCTGCCTTGAACAATTGGGGCGGATTTTAACGAGTACAGCCCATTGCTCGGGGGGTGTTATTACTCGTCTATTTGATTGTCAATGTGCTCGATTTTTGATTTGAGCCACTTGACTTTTACTTTGATTTCCTCCATGTCTGGCTCGGAATCCTCACTTAGTTGTTGATTTACGTAGCGAACCATCTCGCTACAAACATTCCTGAGCTCTAACAGTATTTCGTGTTCCATCTTTTGCCCTCTTTATTGGTACTGTGCCTTGAGTCTAGGAGCCACAAGCCAAGAACTCAACGACTTCCTCATCACCCTCAACTAGAACCGGCAGCCTCGTGTTTTTGTCCTTATTAATATGTGCACTTCGGTGTTGGTGTTGCCGATCTTGCTATGCTGCATCAACTTTTAACCAGAGGTATCGATGTCAGTGGTGGGTTGGCTCTCCGTGCGGGCTTTGTTTTCGTCTCCCTTGCTCCCTACCCTTCTAATATGGCACGATTTTACACGATAAATAATTGTTTTACGATACATCAAATGACAAAATGCTATATTAAAGGGGTATAGCAAGAGAGTATAGTATGAATGACTGTTTAGTGCTATTAGATATGACCGATGAGAAGGTAAAGACCAAATCGATTTCGATAACCGTCCCAGAAGATGTGTTGGAAGAAATCAAGAAAATTGCACGACAGGAGCGGCGTTCCGTATCTTCGCTGGTAACAGTGCTGATGGAAGAAAAGATTAGAGAGGTATCGAAATAATGAAAGTCAATATAGATGACTTGCCTTCACTGCCTCTAGAAGAGCGATCACAACTACCACCCGTACCCGCCATCTACTTCGC